TGTAGGCATTAAGTACAATGTCGGCACTCATTCAATGAGGAAGACTTTTGGTTATTGGCAGTTAAAAGCTCATAAAGATGATGCTTTGTTTTTATGCCATTTACAAGAAATGTTCAATCATTCAAGTCCGCAAATTACATTAAGATATTGTGGTTTGGCAGAAGAGGAAATGGAGCAGTATTATAATGATGTAAATTTGTTATAATATAAACACACATAAATAAAGGAGAAAGCAATGGAACGAAAAATAGAAGAAGCTATTTCTCTGTTAAGAGATAATGGTTATTTCGTAAGAAAGATTCCAGAAAGGCTTTGTTCAACGGCAGAGGGTTGTTGTGAAACAGGGTGTGGAGAATGCTTAGACTGTAGTTGCTTTGCATGTATGATCGGCAATGAGTAACAGATATACAAGACTTGAAGAAAAATGCCCATTACTGGGAGATTATTGTAATCTGGAAGAAAAGGATTGCGATAAATGTATCAATCAGGAAAAAGCATGGCAAGATATACAGTGCTACATTGAATGTCACGATTATGGTATATCTTGTGGTTTTCTTGAAAAGTATTACAAGATGTTCTATTTGCCGGGATTGTATGTGAATCCTATAATCCTTGATATTATTGAGAATAACAAGGAAGCGTGCAAATTATTATTTGAAGATTAAAGGTAAGGAAATGGTTGGGTATAGTTACGACAAAGAAAATAGGAAAAGAGATTACACCTATATGGCAAGAGAAGGGTAAAAGAGCAATGCGAGAAGCAAAAGTGCTAAATAAGTACAATTTAACATTAAAAACCGCCAGAAAACTTGAAGTTAGCGATGAATCAAAAATCTGCGAACCTCTGTTTTGGCGAAACAATACAATCAATGCATGGTGTATCAGCCGGAGCATTGGAACAGATGTAGACAGAAAGTTTTGTAACGACAATGAGATATGGATAGGAATTTATGATGAACCATATTATCGCAGGAGAGTTCATATTCATGTGAATTGTTGGGGTGGTATGGGAAAATATGAATTTTGCGATTTCTACAATTATAAGGAAATTGAGAATGAAAGAGATTTGCAGACTCAGGAGAAACTTCTGGAAGTTCTCAATATGCTTATAGATGAAGGAATCTTAAAAATTCCTATAAACAAACTATAATAAATGCAAGGAAGTGCTAAAAATGAATAGTGAAGAGTTCATACAGACATGCAGCTCAATGGGATATTCGTCAAAGAAACTGGCGAAGAAATACGTTGAGAAAAACCAGAAAGATACTTATGACATGGACGATATTATAAATGTACACAGAAAAAGCGGTAACTTCAAGGGTAATCATACATGTGGATTAAGCAGTATTCCAAACGGGAAGACAACGGCATTTCAGAATGCATAGGAGGATAGAATGGATTATTTAAAATGTCATAGGAACTTCAAAAAGAAGTTGGAAAAAGAACTGGATAAGATGATCGCCGGAGAAAAGAAGAGCTTGGACGTTAAAAATATTCCGTCTGATAAATTCTGTGATGCTACTGGTTGTGAAGCTAATGATTTTAACGGCTGGCAGTGTGATTGGTGGGGACATTTCCAGTATAAAGGATATAAGTTCGGTGTTGGCGGTTGTGCCTGGAATGGAACAATTGGCGTGAATTTAGAAAGGTAGGTAAACATGGCATATAGCAAAGAATACATTGAATTCTTAAAAAATCTGAGAATTCATATGGGTGATGTTGTAAAGCATTTCAAAAGAGAAACACTGACAGAGGAACAGTTAGAAGCTGATGAGAATTTGTATCTGTACAGAGTTTTGAATTTTGCAAAACATACGGAAACCGGCGAAAGGTTTGTGATTTATGAATCACTGTATAACGGAGAAGTAATTGGCTGCAATGTTCATTGCGGAGATGTGTTCGCCCGACCAATGGATATGTTTATGAGCGAAGTGGATCATGAAAAATATCCTGATATTAAATGTGAATACAGGTTTGAAACAGTGGAAAAGAAAAGCCGTTCATGTTTAATATGTGGCTGCGATGAAGTATTATATCTGAACGAAATGGTTCTTAGAAGTTGTATTGCACATAGGTTTAAAAGCCGGGTTTTAATTTGTAATACATGTCTTGGGAATATGTTGCATGGAGCTTATGCAAAGACAATTGGAAGAGAAAAGGAGAACAAGGAATGAATGTAAATTGGGATGGAAGCTGTCATATTGTTATATTTGATGACGATGACAAAAACAACAAAGTTATCAAAAATTTCAGTAAAAACTTTGTTGATATGCATTCACATGGGTTAAAAGAGGTAATCGGGACAGAATTACAGTACATTATAAATGTTGGAATGCATGAACATTTTGCGGAAAGAGTAGAATTATTCTATGGCATTGCAGAAGCCGTATTAGCTGGAGATATCAAATTGGAAGATAAAGCAATTTTCCAGTTAAAAGAGTGGGGAGAATGTAAATTCAAGTTCTACAAAACAAAAGATGAAGCAGGAGAGGACATTTTCCGAGTAGTTGAATGCGATATGAATGGAAAATTCCCAGAAGATAAAAACTGCAAAGAACCATTCAAGTCTCAGTATTGCAATATATATTAACAGTCAAATATTCAAAATATAAATAAACAAAAATAAAAAATGGAGGAAATAAAAATGAAGAATTTAAAAGTTACATGGAAAGGTATTAGCCCGTTAATTATGCATAGTTGTCAGTGTGTAAATCCACTGCATCCGATTGCAAAGGAACTCAAAAAGTACACATCTAAGAAAAATAAGACAGACGAGGACTTAGTGAAGATTTCTGATTTAGAGTGGGAAGCTGGTGCTTATTGGAAAGATGGGATGGGATTATATATTCCGGCAGAAAACGTAGAAGCAACAATTATCAATGGTGCGAAAGCAAATAAAAAAGGAAAAGACATTCAGAAATATGTTGATGTAACAGACCTCTACATTCCTTTTGAATATGGCGAGGATCTTACAAAAGAGGAGCTTATTCAGAATTATGAATATCGTGATACACGTATCATGACTGTTATGAGATCAAAAATTTTAAGAACAAGACCACGTTTCGATCAGTGGGTAATTGAGTTTAATCTTCGTTATAATGAAGAAAAGATTGATATTGAAACAATTATCAATGCTATGGAATATGCAGGATTATATGTTGGTCTTTGTGATAGCAGACCTAAATATGGTAAATTTTCTGTTGTGATTGAAGAAATGGATTGATTTATAATGGGATGAGTTGAGTGGTTTTAGATTTTGAGATTTGTTATGTTAAGTTAAGCGTTTTACGATGTGTTGCGACTGTGTTTAGATATGCCAAGTTGAGATTTGTTAGGTTGAGATTTGTTAGGTTGAGATAAGCAATTTATGGTCAGTTCAGTTAGGATTTGCTTAGATGTGTTTTGTTGGGTTTTGTTAAGTATTATGTGGTAAGTTCAGATTTGTTTTGCCAAGTTGGGGTGAGTTTTGCTTTGTTCTGTTGAGTTATGTTACGCATTTTATGATTGGTTGCGCTGAGTTACGTTGTGCTGAGTTGCGTTAGGTTGAGCATTTTATGAAAGGAAGGATGATAAATTATGAACGAAATTATTGAAAACAAAAAGAAATCTGAGATTCTTGCAGAAAAGATTGCTACATTAAATTATGGAGATATTATTACACATAAGCAGATTGCAGATGTGATTAAAGAAGAATACCCAAGTACAAAGTATTCTTCAACTATTCAGAAAGCAAGAAAGATTCTCTTGAAACAGTACGGAAAGATTATTGAGAATATTGTAGGTGATGGCTATAGAGTCGTTCAGCCGGATTCGTTTGTTGACCATTCATTAAAACATTACAAACGTGGTTTTAAAGAAATGCAGAAAGGATATGACACATTATCATGTGCGCCGACAAAAGATATGACACCAGAAGGCAGAGAAATCTATAGACGAGTAAATGATCGTGCCGTTACGCTTGCTGCAAGTATGAAGGGAGCGAGTGTAGAGTTGAAAATGTTAAGCAAGAAAGAACACCCAATGGCTATTGGAAATGTTGGAAGAAGATAAGCGAATAATACCGCAAGTTGTATCTGTTGCTTTACCTTTTTAGTTATGCTATATATGTTACGCTAAGATGGGCTATGCTTTAATATGTTATGATTGGTTGGGTTATGTTAAGCAATATAGGTTGTTTAAAATTAAATTAAAATATAAGGAGATTGAGAAAATGAGTAAGCAGGAATTAGTAAGAAATGAAATGGTAAAAGCCATGAAAGAAAAAGACAAGCCTAAAAAAGAAACACTTTCTCTTTTATTGGCAGCATTGAAGAATGCGGAAATTGACAAAATGGGAATTTTATCTGAATCCGAAGAGGATGCAGTAGTTCAGAAGGAGATTAAACAGACAAAAGAAACCCTGGATCTTGCACCGGCAGACAGAACAGATATCATTCAGGAGTGCAAGTATCGCATTGAAGTATTGAGTCAATTTGCGCCGAAGATGATGACAGAAGAAGAGATTGAGGCTACAATCGCTGGTGTGCTGAGTGATTTAGGTATCGAGAATCCGACCAAAAAAGAAAAAGGTAAAATCATGAAGACACTTATGCCGATAGTTAAGGGCAAAGCTGATGGAAAACTGGTAAATCAGATTTTGGAAAAAAAGCTGGCATAATCGTTATGTATATTGGAAGTCATGTTTTTATCAAAGAGCGTTGTATATCAGAACTTAGAAAGAAAAATCCAGAACTGGCAAGTAGTTTGGCATATAAGGTGGGTAAAATCGTTGGGTTTGATGGTACAACATGGACATTTAATGTCAAATTTGGTGATGAAGAATATTCACTTAGAAGATATCAGTTGGAGGAAATATCTGAAAAAGAGTTGCAATTAGTCAATTCCGTTTCAGGTAATTGGAAGAAAATGAGTTCAGTACAGAGTTATTATGTAATTGCCGGAATGGATTTATCTGCATTTAAAACAGATAAATATAAAGGTTGGCAATGGTCAGAAGCATGGGAGAACTACACATGCAATCAGTCAAAAGGGAAAATTCAGTTGTTCGATGATCCAGCGTATTTATATATTGGATATATTCTGACAGCAGGAGATGAATACGGTTTTAATACCGCTATGATAAAGCCGGAAGAAGTCAAAGAACATCAACAGCAAGTAATCGAGGAAATAAAACGACTGGTAAAAATTGGGGTTATATCTGAAAAAGTATTAGACTCTATTGATTACGGTCTGATTGTTTTTGCAGATTACAGGTAGGAGTATTATGAAAATAGTAAATAATTGCATTGATTGCGTATATGATTTTCAAATGAGAGAATCATGTCGTGATAAACTTGTACATGCAATGCCAACAGATTTAATAGCAAGAATGACTTCTGTTTTGGTTATCAAACCGTATGGGGATAAATTCTATGTTGTAAAATCAAGATACGAGAGGGAACTTCTTTATAACAAATTACTTAAAGAAGATTTTAAGGTAATTTCCAATTCGGATTTTGAAGGTTGTAAGGATTGGATTGAATTTGCGGAAAGAGTAAGAGAGCTAATCAATCCAGGAGAATGTGTCATATATAAGATGAACAACAAGAAGTTCGATGAAAATTATAATCTGGTGCGGAATACGAATTACAGTACAAGCATCTATTCACTGTATAAGAGAGTTATGAAACGTGATCCGAGGGCTATTGATGAAATTGAATCTCTTGAAGAAGCAAAAGAAATTATAGGTATGATGCTTGGAAACCACTATATACATAATACGGCATACGAAATGCTCAAAATTTTTGGAGGGAAACAACGATGATTTATATTACAGGAGATATTCACGGTAGCCCGGAACGTCTGGGCGTACATTCCTTTTATGAACAAAAGGAAATGACGAGAGATGATGTCGTGATTATTTGCGGAGATTTTGGTATGGTCTGGGAAGAAAGTGGAGAATCTGCATCTGAGCGGTACTGGCTGAAATGGCTAGAAGATAAGCCGTTTACAACTGTGTTCGTGTGTGGAAACCATGAAAATTTTGACAGATTGTATCAATACCCAGTGAAAGAGTGGCATGGTGGTAAAGTTCATGAAATTCGCCCACATGTATTACATTTAATGCGTGGAGAAGTCTTTAATATTGAAGGATTGAGATTTTTCGCATTTGGTGGGGCAAGCAGCCATGATCAGAGATGGTATTATTGATCCAGCAGAGGATGAAAACTGGCGTGAGACAGCTAAAGAATGGTATAAAGCCGGGAAGATGTATCGCATTAAGGGTATTTCATGGTGGGAACAGGAGCTTCCGACACAAGAGGAAATGGACAACGGTATCAAGAACCTTGAACGTGTTGGAAATAAAGTGGATTACATTATCACTCATTCACCATCGGCAAGTGTGATCACACTGTTAGGGCATGGATTATACGAACAGGACGTACTTACAAAATATTTGGAAGATATTCGGTCTAAGGTAGAGTATAAGAGACATTTTTGTGGTCACATGCATGTAGATAAGGCAGTTAATGAAAAAGACATTATTCTGTATGAGCAGATCATCCGGCTTGCTTGACAAATTTGTAATCTATGCTATAATATTAACATGCAAAAATAAAGGTTGACAATCAACAAATGATATGATATCTTATAGGAGAAGCAAATAGTGAATATAGTATTGATTATTATTTTGTTCGGCTTTATATATGGAAGCAGCTATTTCAGATTTCATGAACCATACGGATTGAATAATACATATAATGCTTTGGGTTATTATATGTTATCAGTAAAATGGTGGAATATTGAATTCAACTGGTGTACATACAAAAACAAATGGCAAGTTGATATTAAGCTGAGATTTATAAGAAAATGGAAGCCGAGAAAATACAGAGAAAGATACGTGATATTTAATGGTGCAGGTGTAAAAACCTACACTTTAGATATAATATAAACAAACAATAATAAAGGAGTAGAAACAATGAAGACAGGACTAACAAGTTCTCAGGTAACAAAGAACAGAGAAAAATATGGTTCAAATAAGTTACCAGAGAAGAAACTTAAAACAGGATTTCAGTTTTTTATGGAAACCTTCGAGGATCATCTGAATCAGATTCTTTTAGCAATGATGATTGTATTTACAGTCATTGCAGTGCTTGGACAAGGATCTTACTCAGAGCCGATTGGTGTAGCAGTAGTATTACTTGCAATTGCATTTTTGGGAATGAATACGAATCTGAAAAGCCAGAAAAGTGCAAAAGAGTTAAAAGACAGGACATCAATTCATTATTGTAATGTGATTCGAGATGGAAAAGTAGAACACATAAATGCAAATGATTTGGTAGTTGGTGATTTAGTTATCATTCAGTCCGGCGAAGGAATTTATGCTGACGGATATTTAGTAGAAGGTAGCGTAAAAGTTGATAACTCTGTATTAAATGGAGAATCAGATCCATGCAAGAAGACAGCATGGGAAGGTAATAATGAGCCGATTACATTCGGTGGCAAGAGAACAGCCGATTCGGATGATTTTCTGAAATATTACACATTGTTTTCTGGAACAACGGTAACTGATGGCGAAGGAAAAATGATTGTAACAAATGTCGGTGCTGATACAGTAAACGGTCAGACAATCCTTACAATTGATGAAATCGAAGAAACAAAGACATCACTGGAAATCCAGTTAGATGACCTTGCGAGCCAGATTAGTAAATTCGGATATATTGGAGCAGCAATTATTGTTGTAGCGTTAATCGCCACAAACATTGTACAGTATGGTGGATTCGCTGAGTATTTTGGCATTGGTTGGATTGGAGTTCTGAAGAATGTGCTTACAGTTGCGGTAACTGCACTTACAATTATTGTAGCAGCAGTGCCAGAAGGACTACCGCTTATCATCAATCTGATTACAGCGCAGAATGCGAAAATTATGATTAAGCATAATGTACTTGCTAAACATACCAATAAAATCCCAGAAGCAGGAAATATCCAGTTGCTTTGTACCGATAAGACAGGAACTTTAACAGTCGGGAAACTTGTGCCGGTTGAAAATGTAATGGGCGATGGAAATGAAGTACCGAAAGATTCTGTAATCGGAAATATTTTCAAACTGAATATTACATTAAACAGTAGTGCAATGTATGACGAGAACAAAGATATCGTAGGTGGTAATGCAACTGAAAGAGCATTGCTTACTATGATTGACAGCGATGAATACAAGACATTTACAAATGCAGTAGAAGTCACGAACAGAAAAATCTTCAATAGTGCAAATAAATTCAGTGCTGTTGAAACAAGTGGAAAAGATGAAAAGGTTACATATTACAAAGGCGCACCGGAGAAACTGATTGACGCAGCAGTATCTTATGAAACTGTAGAAGGTGTTCAGCCAATCGAAAAAGATAAGCTGAAAGATATCGTGAAATCATATGCCACAAAAGCAATGCGAGTAATTGCAACAGGTTACAGTAAAAAAGAATTACCAGAAGAAGGATTCCCAGATGATTTAATCCTTACTTCTTTGGTTGCCATTCGTGATGATGTTCGACCAGAAGTACCAGAAGCAGTTGCAAAAATGCATGGAGCTGGCGTTCAGGTTATGATGGTAACTGGTGATGTCATTGACACAGCAAAAGCTATTGCAAAAGACGCTGGACTGATTACAAGTGAATCTGATATTGCAATGTCAGCTATTGATTTTGATGCACTGTCAGACGAAGAAGCGAAAGCAAAACTTCCTTATATTAAGGTTATTGCAAGAGCTACACCAAACACGAAACTCAGAATCGTGCGTTTAGCACAAGAGCTTGGTCTTTGTGTAGGTATGACCGGCGATGGAACAAATGATGCACCGGCACTGAAAGCTGCAGATGTTGGATTCTCAATGGGATCTGGAACAGACGTATGTAAAGAAGCTGGCGATATCATTATTACAGATGATAACTTTGTGTCTATCACAGATGCAGTTCTTCTTGGAAGAACATTCATGCACAATGTTATGAAGTTCTTGAAATTCCAGTTACCTATCAATGTAGGTCTGGTAATTCTCAGTATTTTATACCCGATCATTATGGCTGTAGAAGCAGTTGCAGCGGTACAGATTCTTGTAATCAATATTGTTATGGATTCTCTTAATTCTCTTTCATTTGGTGGAGAGCCAGCGAAAGATGAATATATGAAAGAAAAACCTATTCCGAAAGGATCAAAACTTCTTTCAAGAGAAACTATCGGACAGATTGCAGTGTCAGTTGTAGCATTTATTGGAATCTTTGGAATCACTCTGCTGCCAACAGTACAAAAAGCATTTGGAAATGATGAAGCTGTTTATGCAACAGTAAGGTTTGCACTTCTGATTATGATGGCAACATTTAACGGATTCAATATTAGAACAGATGGTTTTAACCTGTTTAAAGGCATTGGCAAGAATAAACTCTTTATTGAGATTGCAGTAGCGATTTTTGCCTTGACATTTGTTCTTGCACAGTTTGGTGGAGAAATTATGGGATGCACAGCACTGACAGCTACACAGTGGGCTATCACAGTGGGATTGGCATTTATGATTATTCCAATTGACCTTGTGAGAAAAGCAGTTATCAGGATTAAAAGAAAGTAGGTAATAATATGGCTATGAGAGATAGAGAATATAGAACAGTTGAGAATATAACATTGATTTGCTATGCGGTAGGACTGATTCTTGCATGTATAACACGATTCATACCATTTATCTTTTTGGCTGTTGCAGCATATCCTATTTCGCTTGCTATATTAAACAATAATAAATGTGGGAGCGGAATAAAAACCGCTCCTAAAATAAAAAAGTTCAATAAGAAGGAGAAAACATTATGGTAAGTTTAGTAAAAGGACAGAAAGTTGATCTTACAAAAGGAAACGCAGGATTAAAGAAAATCCTTGTCGGTTTAGGTTGGGACACCAATAAGTATGATGGTGATGGCTTCGATTTAGATGCATCTGCATTTCTGCTTGACAAAAATGGAAAGGTAACAACTGATAAAGATTTCGTGTTCTTCAATAACCCGGTACATCCGAGTGGAGCAGTAAAACATATGGGAGATAACCTTACTGGATCTGGTGATGGCGATGATGAGCAGATTATCGTTGACCTGGCAAAAATCCCAGAGAATATCGAGAAGATTGCATTTACAGTGACTATCTACGAGGCAGACAGCAGAATGCAGAATTTCGGCATGGTATCTAATGCATATATCCGTATGTGTAACGAAGAAACAGACGAAGAGATGATTAGATACGATCTTGGAGAAGATTACTCTACAGAGACATCTATGGTTCTTGGTGAATTATATCGTCACAACGGCGAGTGGAAATTTAATGCAATTGGTGCTGGTTATGCCGGCGGTTTAGCTGCACTTTGTAATGGATATGGATTATAAAGGGAGGAAATGAAAATGGCAGTTAGTTTAACAAAAGGTGAAAAGGTAAATCTTTCAAAGGTAGTAGAGAAACTGGCAAATGTAACCGTTGGTCTTGGTTGGGATGCAGCAGAATACGGAGATAGTATTGATTGTGATTCTTCGGTATTTGTACTGAAAAATGCAGCGGAAAAGGCTGGACTGTTTGGTTTGTTTAAAAAGGAAGGAAAGGCAAGATTAGTAAATGATGAGGATATTATTTACTATGGTCATAAAAAACATTCCAATGGTTGTATTAAACATCATGGGGACAATCTGGTTGGTGGCAGCGTAGGAGATGACGAACAGATTTCTATTGATCTGAAGAATATGCCGGAAGATGTTACCAGACTGGCGGTTGTAATCAACATTTATAATTGCAGACACAAAGAACAACATTTTGGCATGATTAAAAACTGTTTTGCACGTATTGTAGACGATGCAACCAGAGAAGAAATTTGCCGATATAATTTATCAAATGACTATGACGGTTGTACAGCACTGATTGTGGCTGAGTTCTATAGAGAAGATGGAGAATGGCATTTTGAAGCTGTTGGAAAAGGCACACATGATGGCAGTATTTCAGAACTTGCAAGAAGATACAAATAGAGTGGAGGAAAAGTAGATGTCAGTAAGTTTGAATAAAGGCGATAGAGTTGAACTTTCAAAGGACAGCAGAGTGAATGCAGTTTCCGTGTGTTTAGGTTGGGACACAGCTAAATACGATGATGATGGAGATTTTGATTTGGATGCGTCTGCATTTGTTATCGGTAGAAATGGTATGACAAGAAGAGATGAGGATTTCATTTTTTACAATAATCTGCAGCATCCTAGTGGTGGCATTACTCACAGTGGAGATAACCTTACAGGCGGTGGAGATGGGGACGATGAAGTAATCAAAGTCGTTCTTAATAAACTTCCAAAATATGCCGAAAAGGTTGTATTCTGTGTAACAATTCACGAAGCAGAAAGAAGAATGCAGAACTTCGGAATGGTAGAGAACTCTTTTATCAGAGTGGTTGATGACAATACAGGTCGTGAGATTACACGTTACGACTTAAAAGAGAAATTTGGAGATTCTACTGCGATTATTGCAGGAGAAATCTACAGAGATGGATCTGGTTGGAAATTCCACGCTGTAGGAGATGGATTCAATGGTGGACTTTTCGATTTATGTGAAAAATTTGGAATTGAGGTAAGGTAAAATGACAGTAGGTACAAGTAATTTAGTGATATTTATTATTGCTGTAATTCTGGTTGTTGGAATTATTGCACTGATTGTGAATAAGACATTCCGAAAACAGATTTTGATTAAATTCAGAGGAAGAACGGAAGAAATTGCAAGACAGGATGCAGCAACACCACAGGGTGCAACGGATTATTTTAATAATGCAATCAGAGAGAAAGAAACTTTATATGGAGATGCAGAGCGTTCATATGTTGAGATTGCCGGAAAATTAGACGAGTCCGAAAAGGAACAGTATCATTTGAAGAAAGAACTTATGAAGATTGACAAATCCATCAATGATTGCCTGGACGCAAATGATGAAAACGGTGCTAGACAGTATGCAATGAAGAAAATCACGATTCAGCAGAAAATTGATACTCTGAAAGATACAATCGAAGAGTTCAAAAAAGCGAAGGATCAGCAGGATGAAATCAGAAAAGCAGTAAAACAGGAACTTGACGAACTCAAAGAAGAGAAAGAGAGAACCATTTACCAGATGGAAGCGGATCAACAGATTATTCAGCTTCATGAAGGTATGAATGCAAGTGCAAGTTCAAGTGAGAGCGACCACATGCTTGAAAGAGTACGTGAAGGTGCTAAGAAGACCAGAGAACGTGCAGCCGGAGCGCAGATTGCCTATGATACAAGTGCAAAAGCACAGGATCGTAGACTGGAAGCCCAGGCAAGAAACAGAGAGGCTGATGAACTTCTGGCAGAAATGAGAAGAAAAAGAGGTAACAACTAATGATTGTACTTAATATTGGAGTTTTCTGCTTGTGTATAGTTGTTCCGTTTGTAACTGGCTACTGCGTAGGACGTAAGAAAAGAAAGTAGTATGAAGTAGTAGTTGGTGAAATATCCAACTACTATTTTTAAAATGAGGTAAATAAATGAGAGTAATTGATCCGAATTTGGACGGAATCACTCATATCAATGTGTATAGTGGTAGCAAGACGGAGCTTGGTAGAATGCTGAGTAACTTCTGCCGGGAAGAGATATATACAAAAGACGGGTGGTTTATGTCGGTTGAAGCGTATTGGTTCTGGCTTGGAATTTCGCCGGATTGTAAAGAAAGAGAATGTATGCGTGATTTATTCGGTTATCAAGCAAAGGCAAAAGGTACATATTTGAGAGAGGCATATCCCGGAGAACGGATAGAAGATTTCCAGGATAGAATCATTCGTGCGATATGGTACAAAGCCAAAAGACATACAGACTTATTTTTGCCGGAATATGAGAATCTGCCACTGAAACATTACTATGTCAACAGAAACGGATCAGTGAGAGATGTGTATGGCAAATACTGGTGGATGATAGAAGCCGAAGAGAAAATGAAGAAATACATTTATGAGGTTAAGAAACAGCTATGAAGAAATTGAGAGTAGTTGCGTTATTGGCAGTTATGATGTGCGGATTAGTCGGGTGCAAAGAAGACGTAGAAGTACATACAGAATATGCCAAAGCACAACCATTACAATTACATATAGAGGAAGTCGTACAAGAAACTGTGGAACAGGCAGAAGTAAGTGCTGAGATTGCTATGGAAGAAGCAAAAAAGGAATTTTCGCCATATTATGTTGCGGTCAGCTCTTTAAATATCAGACAAGCACCAGATGTAAATTCTTCATTGGTTGGCAGCTTGATATTTGGCGATTGTGTAAATGTGTATATAGATGGAGAATGGGCAGAGCTTGATAACGGTACATATGTAAGTGCAGAGTGTTTGACAAGTGAATTGCCATATACCACTTATGCAGCACCGTATACAAGCGGAATGAAAAGTTATATGCCGTATAGTGTTGGAGATAGAAGCATTTTCGCACAATCAAGTAATCAGTACAAATTACAAGAGTTATGCAGCACTGGGAATTACGGCATCCGACAATATAAAGACAGATATTGCGTGGCGATTGGTAGTTATTTCGGGACTGCAATCGGACAGTATTTCGACTTGATTTTAGAGAATGGCGTTTCAATACCTTGTATCATGGCAGATCAGAAAGCAGATTGCCACACAGATGATAGTAACATTGTCACGGTTGCCAATGGTTGCATGACAGAGTTTGTGATTGATTTTGCCAACCTCAATAGTGATGCAAAAAGAATGGGGGATATATCTTACTGTTCTGAAGATTGGAAATCAAGAGTTGTAGAAGTAAGAGTGTATGATATGAATGCACTTTCTGAATAGGAGAGTTGAAGTGGATAAAGAAGATATCAAAAAAATATGCGAAGAACGTGGAATTATATATAAAGCAGATTTCATGGACGGTTTGAGCGAAAAACAGTTTAATGAAGGCTGCATCAAGCTCTATATACCGGCAGATGGAAACGGTGGTTGTGGAGAAGGAATTTGGGGTTGGATTACGCCGGAAGATAAAGAGAAGTATATGGACGATAATTTCTACGGAGAGATTAAAGCTGTACTTTGCAATGATCCGATTAACTATTTTGGAATTCTGTTTTGGGGTTGTGAAATTCCGATTATTTGCCAGGGAGAAGACAGACCAATACTTTCGGAAGATTACATCAAAAATGTGTTACTTCCAATTGTAAACAAACAAAAATAATGAATGGAGAACATAATGAGCGAATTAGATATGAACTGGGAACTATTAGCGAATAAGGATTATGCGTTTTTGACGGAAAGCCCCCTCTTAGGTAATAATATTCTTCTTTTGACTTTGGGCGGTTCTCATGCGTATGGAACAAATGTTGAAACGTCAGATATTGATGTCAGAGGAATTACTTATAATCCAGTTGATTCTCTGCTTGGAAATAAAGTATTTGAGCAGTATGAAGATGATGCGACAGATACCGTTGTGTATGGATTAAATAAGATGTTCAGGTTGTTATTGGAGTGTAACCCAAACACTATTGAGCAGCTTGGTTCTAAGCCGGAGCATTATATTATTCTCAATGATGATGGTAAAAAGCTGATTGAAAACAGAAAAATCTTTCTTTCTAAAAGAGCGATTTATACTTTTGGCGGTTACGCAAATTCACAGTTACGCCGGTTGCAGAATGCGTTGGCAAGAGACAGCTATCCACAGGCAGAGAAAGCTGGATTAAAACATGGAACAGTAACCGTTATTATTGACCATGAACCATATGAGATTACTACATATAGGATTGATGGTGAGTATTCAGATCATCGAAGACCTGATTCTGTCGATTTTACATGTGATTTAGCAGAAGATATCATGCGCCGGGATTTTACAATCAATGCCATTGCGTATGACGGAGAAAATATTATTGACTTGCATGATGGTATCAGAGATTTGCAGAAAGGGATTATCTGTTGTGTTGGTAATGCAAATGCAAGATTCCGGGAAGATCCACTTAGAATTCTCCGGGCGATTCGATTTGCTGCACGATTTGGCTTTGAGATTGAAGAATCAACTAGAAAAGCAATGTTTGATAATTGCGATATGTTGCGACTCATTGCAACAGAGAGAAGACAGAGTGAATTTACAAAAACACTTTGCAGTGAGCATGTCAGTATCATCAAGGATTATGCTAAAATACTGAAATATGGTTTACCATGTATTGACAGAATTAAGGATTTTGATAAGGCAGTACGTGCAATAGAAATGTGCCAGGATATCAGTGAAAAATTGGCAATTTTGATTGACGGATTATCATTATCAGAGTATAATAAAGCTGTTAAAGCAATTTTGACAGGAATGAGATATCCGAATAAAGTAATCACATCTGTTCAAAATATTTTTACTGCGAAGAAAATGGTAATCACTAACTCAGATGCGTGTATCAAAAATATGTTGTACAAGTTTTCACTGGAAGATGTGAAACATATTTTAAGATATAAACACGCTAAAATAAATGCAAGTGATAATGTAAGCAAAGAAACGCTTGCAAAAGTAGAGAACATGATTGAACGTGTAGAAGAATTGGCTGAATCAGATGAATGCTATAACTTAAAAGGTCTTGCAATTAACGGAAATGATTTAAAACGCCTGGGAGTAAAAGATCTTGACATTAAGTGGATGTTAGATGGACTGTTAAAATTAGTAACCACAAATCAAGTAGAAAATTCGAGGGACGTATTGATCGAGGTGGCAAAAATTTCCATGTTATAATTTGGTTTATTATTATTGACTTTAGTAAGGTTGATATGTATAATAAGAACATACGTTCTAAGTGGAACTTTCGCTACCTGGATGTCGGAAAGGGGAAAAAGATAATGTTTTTTATTTACGAAAAGAATGAGTACCATGTAAATGTGAAAGATGAATTTGCAAAAGCTACGTCTGGTGATTATATAGACATGCTTGATGCATTTGGCATTGTGTTACATAGTTTATCTGACAATCCAGAATTCGGCAATTCTACTGTTATGTTAATGATGTATAATAATGGAAGAATTACCATTGAAATTGTTGATGCAAAGGAAGATGATTGTGAAATCATTGATCCAACATACACACAGGAGGAATATAGAGAAATAGAAGAATATTTAAAACTCGAATAATTGAATATCTACTATCAGATAAAAATAAAGTATTACCGGAAAAACTTGACATCTCTGTTTTCTGGTGGTATTATTAAAGTACAAACAAAATATGGAAAGGGGACGCACATATGAAAGCATCTGATAGTAGAGAGCATCTAATTACTAAAATTGAGAATTTAGTTTTAAACTCAAGTCCAGATAAAATAAACAAAATTGAAGAAGAAGTTAGACATGACGGTAAAATCTCATTAGGCAGTTTTCTTAGAATAGTATCAGGGAGAGCCGATTTAGATGAACTGAGTGATGCCGAATTATATTGGCTGACTTTTGCCATATCTAAAGTATCAAAAAATTTTGGTGTGCCGGAAGATTATTTTGAAGACGTAGAAATTCAGAATTATAAATATTATGATCCACAAACAGATAATAATAAAAAAATTGGTTATCCGTTAGTTTTTAGAAATGTTTCAAAATTGGCAGATAACCAGTATATGTTTCCATTAAGTGTCAGAGAAATTAAAGAATTAAAGAGTGCAAATCTTTTGCAAATTATTCCAGAGCTGCAGCGTAACCACAAAAAGGATAAATATGGAGATTTAAAAACAAAGGTTAATCGCCAAACAGCGCAACAGATTTCTAGCCTTATCAATGAGGGAAGTTTTTTCTATAACGGAATTCGTTTCAATTTAATGGATGACGGTGATAGTGATATTCCAGTTTATGACGAAGAAGCAAAAACATTAACTATTTCAAATGGTATTATTATTGTTCCAGATGGAAACCATAGAACAATAAGTTGTGAATTAGCAAATAAACATTTAGATGATTGTTTTGGTGTATTTTTCACATATTTCTCACCACAGAAGACGAGAGAATTGCTTAATCAGGAATGGACAACAGTGCCGATTCCAAAACGACATAGAGAGGCAATGAAGCCTACAGTTGCAAATAAGATTGTAGATTCAATTATGAGAAGCAGCGATGCCGATGAAATTTATGTAAAAGGTATCGTAAAAGATGGAATGGAACTCCGGGCAAATAATGGATTTATCCTTTATATTGAACTGGCAACGGCAATTTCAAGATACTATGATACAGATAATCTTACATTCAAAGCACAGCAAGATGAATTGAGAGACTGGCTGATTACTTACATGAATTATCTTACAATGTTATTGCACGATGATTTTATGAATTATAAGAAAGCGAAGAGAACCTCTTGGTCTGTACACTATATGGCATGGCATTATTATATAATGATTAGTAGATATATAAAAGGCGATGACAACTGGCGTGAAGAATTAAAGAGAATTATAGCTGAAACCGACTTTTTAGATCAAGAAGTTAGAGAATTCTTTGTTAAAAATAATCGCAGGAAAGTATATGAATTCTGCAATGAGAAGGAGGAACAGTTATGTACAACTCTGAACAAAAACAAACTTTCTTAAATACTATTACAAATGATAATTCATATAGATCATTCCAAAGAGTTTTCAAAGCTGTACAGGATATGGAAGAAAAATTTGGAAAAGATATTTGCGAGATGAATGTTGATGAACTTCTAACTGTCCTGGATTTCAAAACGGGAGTGCGAATTACAAATACCGAACAAACAATGAGCTTATTGCGTTCATATGTTGATTGGTGTATTCAAAATGGTAAGACAACTAGCGAAAATAATTTTGATAAAATCAGTTCTTCCGAAGTAGATAAGACTAGAACTTGTCGGGCGAGATATGTCAAATCGCCGGTAGAATTTGAGGAAATGATTAAAATTGCATTTGGTATGAATGTCGATTATAATGAAAGCACTGAAATACCAAACGAGTTAATGGTAAGGTTATGTTATGTTGGCTTAGAGAATGAAGAGATTGTACTTTTGGAAAAGGCTAATGTAGATTACGAAGCAAAGACGATTAAAAGCCCACTTTATAATTGTGTTTATCATGTTTCCGATAGAATTCTGAAACTTTGTAGATTTTGTGCGGAGCAAGAAGAAGTATTGCTTATGGCAAAGTTCGGTATGCGAAAAGAAAGAGTATGCAGCAACAAGTATTTATTTAGAAATCGACTGGGTACATTACGTGGAAAATCAGAAGATTCTCCACTGAATAAATTAGTTATCCCTAGAAAAGTAAAGGCATTTAGCGATGCGTATGTTGAAAGTACAGGAAATTACAAAGCTATATCTTGTGATAAATTACGTGAGAGCAAGATGCTTTATAATATCTATGAATCTGGTGAAACTTTTGATGCATATTTTAACCAAGTAATTCTTCCAGATATTAAAATGCGCAACCCGGAATATACAGAGCGAAAAATCCAGGAGAGAAGACGTATTCTCAAAGGTATGTATGATTTATATAAGGAAACTTTCTATTAAGGAAAGGCGAGACTGGGATCTCGCCAAAACCTTGCGATAAACAACCAAAAATAAATGAAAAAACTTTTAAAAACCTATTGACATTTTCCTGAAATATGGTATTATATAATTGTTCAAAGGAACAGAGAAAAACACTGGAAAAGCTAATAAGGTAGCTTAAAAAATAGGTTCGATTCCTAATCCATGTGATCGGCATTTCGGGGCTTATCTCCGTGAAAAAGTTGTGTTTGTTTGTAGAACGGACAACTCCGAAATGCCTTTGAAAATAGTATAAACAAGCAATAATAAATGAGCAGACGTAGTTCAACTGGTAGAACATTTGATTATGAAAAATGCACTTAGAATTAAAAACATCTTTTCTTTCGTACCATAAGTGCTAACAGCAATAACAAAGCCACTCAAACAGTTGTTGGTTCGAGTCCAACCGTCAGCATTCGGCAGAAATGCCACAAATGTATAAGAAAGACACATACAGCAAATTCAAAAAAGGATAAAGCAAAACTCTACAAGTTTAGTGAAGTGGTTCAAATCCACAAAAGTGAAGTGTCTTGAAAATGTGAATATGGGAGTGATCCGGCGGTGCTTTTCAAGGCGCATCGGGTGGAGAGCGCATACAGCAATTTTACATAAAAGGAAACTCTTCAAAAGTTTTAGTTACTGTTCGACTCCGTACACTCCCACAATTCCACCAATTAAAAAAATGGGTAAGTGGCGAAATTGGCACACGCAACGGCAATTTTTATACACATGTGTTTAGTTGACAAACACATACAGCAATTTATTCAAGTAGAAGAAATCAGGAAGCCGTGTCTTGCAGGTTCGAGTCCTGTCTTACCCGTTAGCACCATGAAAGTATGCAACTTTGTTTAGTTGGAAATGAAAGAATATCGCATCACAAGAATCGTATGTTTTGTGTGATTAAATGTAGCGAAAAGGTATCGTGAAAGGCTAATCCATTGGAGGTCGTGCATGGCTTCGCTTTATGGTGCAACCAGGATTATTAGCTCAGTTGGTTAGAGCATCCGGCTCATAACCGGGCGGTCACTGGTTCGAGTCCAGTATGATCCATTTGAGCAATTTCAAACGCTCAACATTTTGATTTTTGTAGCTTGGTTTTAGCGAAAGCTGTGGAAACTATCTGTAAAATAGGGAGATAGTGTATCTCATATGTGAGGTTTGTATGAGAAAAATTAAATATTTGCCACCGTAGCTCAACTGGATAGAGCAACGTAAATCGAAAAACGTGTCTAGTATTAGACACAGACAGCAATTTTTCAAGATAGCATGTTAAGCCGTAGGTTATAGGTTCGACTCCTATCGGTGGCGTTGGCGAGAGTATGCAAGAGGCTTAAGCAAATGATACAAAAATGTGCTTAGTTCTAGCACACACAGCAAAATTCTCAGAAGAAAACATTGATTCAAAATTGTAAGTTGAATTCGTGGGTTCGAATCCCACCTCTCGCCCTGGTGAAATGGTAATGAATTAGAATGGCAGCAATTCATATAGTTCCACAAAAACAAGGTTGCCACTGATTCTTGCCACACCATAAGCGTATGTAGCTCAGTAGGTTAGAGCGTCCACAAAAATTTTATAGAGCCTTGTATAAGGCTTGAACCGCAAATATTTTTAAAGAATTTGAAATTGAGGAAGGTGGAAGGTCACAAGTTCAAGTCTTGTCATACGCACTTATTCTAATTTTTATATACTTACAGCATAATCAATCAATAATAAAGTATGTAGGAATTATGAAATATAATTCAAAATTAGGAGGAATTGAACATGGGTTTCATGAATTCAATGAAAAGTACGTTGAATGAAGATTTCAACGAAAGCTACACAGAAAACGGCGCACTTGGATATAGAACAACAGGTAAACACTTACTTGATTTGAATTTCAAGGTCGCATCTCTGAGAAAAGCTGATGCAGAAACAATCATTTCTGGATTCGATAAGGCGTTTTCAGAAGACCATATTCACGCACTTAAATGGTTATTCTATTTACGTGATGCGAGAGAAGGTCTGGGGGAACGTAGGTCATTCAGAATCATCATGTCTCATTTGGCAAATGTTGAGCCGGAAATCAGTAAAGTGCTGATTGGTTTAATCGCTGAATACGGACGTTATGACGATCTTCTTACATTCTGGAAGATTGTATGTCTGCTATTGGCGATAAAGCCGAAGTTGACAAGATGTATGCAGATCTTCAGAAGAAATACAAGTTCAACATTGTACGCAGCACTGAATTCAAACTGTAAAG